CATACAAGCACTTTGTTACATCGTGAAAAACAACACTTTCATTCTGGACAAATAGCTGACCGCTAATAACGACATCGTTGAAGTAGCCGTCCCACTTAAGCTGAGGGTGCCCTAGGGCATATCTAGAATCTCGATTAGGTACCAAATCCCCGTATACGGTCATCTTCCCGTCAGCGACCCCTTGTGCCGCACCTGATGGAGCACCACCTACACCAACGGTTTCTCCGGAGAAATTAATAAATTCATTGATGGATTTCCAAGATGCTTGACTTCTACCTAAATGAGACTCTCCACTAGCAGTAGGGGAAATATCGCCTGAAACCTGAAGCATACCAAAACCGTGTAAAGAGCTGGTACCTACAGCAAGTTGATGGCTTCCAGCTAATAAGTTTCCGTATAACAGGGGTGAGTCACCCGAAGTAATAGGTTCGCCACCCGCATCACAGAAATCCCCTGAAGATACAGGGAAAGACCCAAGTACAAACTTGTAATCCACCGTGGGTCCAAGATACCAACCAGCACCATGACCAATACCAATATTGTAATCACCATAACGATTATGGTGGAAGGTATGATCACCGACCCCTACATTCCCATCTCCGGTAACGTTGCCTACTAACGCTTGATATCCAGCAGCAGTATTGCCGCTTCCGTAAATATTACAGCTTAGGGCGTAGCTACCTAGTGCGGTATTCTGAGAACCGTTGTAATTATTGCGTAGAGAAGCATATCCAAAAGAGGTATTGTCTACACTAGAACGTCCAACGAAAGACATCTGGCTTAAAGCCAAGTCTCCACCTTTTGTAGTGCGAGTATCTGGAGACGCAAAATTAGCAGTACTTAGGGTAGTCCCTTCCATGAAATTGGGTACGGAGTCTACCAAGTCTGTTAAGCTGGTTCTGAGATCTAAAGGCGAAATCTCTTGCGTCGAATTATCAGGTAGTGAAATACTTATAGACGCCAAGTATTCTGATCTTGTGAGAATCATGGGCTATGCCCCTACTTAAATTTGATTTGAAGCTGACTAGCGTCAAACTTTGGAGCATCCCCTTGATAAACCACTCTAGGGTTGCCTAATTCAGAATACATTAGAAGATTACCACTTCCGTATTCGCCAGAGTCGACGATGGCTATACCAGAAACCCAACCCCAATCAAGGAGTGCGGTTCCAAAAATGAAGGTGGAAGAGTTCTTAATCAGGCCACTTCCGGCGTTATGATCGTTGATGTCGTAAGACCAGAAGGCGTCACCAAGAGTAGATGGATCTCCCAAGTCGTATCTAGAATAACCAGTACCACTACCGTTAATCCCTGTAGGAAGTTCGGGAATGGTTACGCCGGTATCAGAATCAACTGGAGTCCCACTGCATAGAGCAATAGCTACATTTGATGGTTTAGGGAACGATCCCCCTCTAAACACATGGTGGAGCAATCCAGACTCCATGTAATCGGACAAAGCTGTCATTATGTAATATCCCCTTAAAGAGAGTCCTATTTGGGCATAAAAGACGTTTACACCCTATTATACACAAAAAAAGAGTCACCCCCGGTTAAATGGGGATGACTCTTTCGTAGGTGGAGTTAATCCGCCCTGATTAGAATGAGCCTAGGATAATGCGTCGATTATCGAGCACACCAAAGCCCAGTTCAGCCCAGCCGTAGTATCCAACACGTTGGCTACGGTGCAGGGTTGGGTCTTCGAAGACTTGCAGTTCTTGCTTCATTGGCATAATGAAGCTGTCTGTAGAGCCTTGATCCAGACCAACAACCAGTTCGAGGTCAGCCGCCTGAACAGCACCACCAAGACCAGTTGTGAAGAAATCCTGATATTCTTGGCCTTCACCAAATTCATCAAGATCGTGCAGGTTCACGCCGTAGATACGGGTGATAGGAGCACCACCTTCGCTCGCGGTGTAGATCTCACGACGAGTTACTTCGTCAATCTGATCCAGACCCCAGTTACGTACATCTTCCAGTGCTTCTGGAGAAACATACATATCTGTCAGTCGACCACGGTTTGCAGAACCGGTGTTTCCACCAGCATTACGACGCATAGTTGTCTGCATAAGAGAAACAAGTCTCTTACTGAACAGACCAGCAGTAGCATCGCCATCGTAAACCAAGATGTTACGGTCAACAGCAGCAGCCAGAAGGGTATGCCAACCGTCATCGTTGATTTTCTTAACAAATCCAGCTTGCATTACCTGAGAGGCACGAGCAGCAACGTCCCAACGAGCTTCACGAGCATAACGCAGCAAGTAGTCAATACTTGACGTGATACCGTAAGTCGGGATCGTCACGTAGTCACTTTCAACTGAACGCTCAGGAATGCGACCATGTCCGGGATTAGTGAAAGCAACGTGCTCTCCTTCAAGACCCGGTGAAATCATGTCAAGAGGATACTCCGTAGAGGCTCCCGGCTCGACACTGATTGTCTCGAAGATATCTCCGAGAATATTACCAACAAGAACACCTTTACGCAAAGGAAGTTCGAGTGCTTTTGCCATTTGACGTTGAGCAGCTTGAGCAACGTCTTGATCTTGGTTGCCAGTCTTTTTATACAGACTGATAAACTGATCGTCTGGTCTTTCTGTGAACGACATATTCAGTCTCCTTTATTAGTTAGCACCGTGGTTAGGAAGGTTAACATAAACTTTGGCATAGCCATCAGCATCCTTAGCGGACATGAATCGGCCAATAGCCAAGTTTCCAGAAGCCGTTGCATCAGCAGCTACATTGGCGATTTCGCCAGATGTTTCTGATGCGAAAGCTACATCTCCGGGAGAAGGACTTCCGGTGACATTGCTGGTTACAACCCAGCCACGCTTGAGGATCGTTACCTTTCCACCTTTCTGAACTTCATTCTTGTAGAAATTCAAGTGTGTTCGAGTAAGATCTTTGTTAACAACGTCATTCAAAAGAATCCCTACGGGAACGTCTGTAGTAGAAGCGGCCTGATATGAAACGGTGTTGTCACCTTGATCCATAGCAGCACCAGAAGCACTTAAAACGTCCAGACAAGCTACACCACCACGAGTGGCTACACCTGCTGTGTAGAAGTAACTGATGTCAGTTGATTCTTCATATCTATCTGCTTTGAGAGCCATATTAGTTTCTCCTTTATTTACTTAGAAGTTAATACGTGAGTACCAAACCATTCTGAAATGCTAGCCTGAGCCTTTACAGCCTCATCTTCACTATCGTTGCCAACATTCAGTTCTGCTTCTGAAGATTCCACATCGTCAAGAGCGTCAGTTGCCGCTTCTTCTGATGCTTCTGCGTCTTCATCTGCTTTAGCGTCTTTTTTCTTGTCTTTTTTCTTGTCATCCTTGTCGTCCTTGTCGTCGTCTCCCTTCTTTTTGAAGTTGTCAAAATTAGCTTTGTTCTTAACCATCGCTACGATGGAATCAAAAGCGTCATCATCAAGAGCGTCGAAAGAACCAAGAGTTTCGCTGACTTCATCTTCATTCAGTCCAGCTTCAACAAGAGCAGCTTTACGCTTTTCTGCTTTCTCTTTTTGCTTCATTTCGGTCATATGTTGCTCCGCTGTAGTCAGAGCCTCTTTAGAAGTTGCAAGAGCATCTTCCAGTTCAGCAACACGAGCTTGTGTTGACTTAATCGTTTCGCTTAGTTCGTCAATAGACGCCTGAGCCTGCTTTGCAGCAGCTTCATACGCTTCAACTTTCGTAGCAAATTCCGTGTCTTTCGCTTCTTCAATTTTGGCTTTCACAACTTCGATCTGAGACTTAGCTTTTGCAAGCTCCGCCTTAGTTTCAGAAAGCTGATCTTCCAGTAACGTCTGATCTGACATATTAACTTCTCCTATTGAAAGTTTTGAATCAGTATTCTTCACGTGAAAAGATGCCGTACTCTTACTGTTTAGTATTACACTTCTGGGATTAGCGGGCTTAGATACCAATCCTTTTCCAGAGAACGCAATATTAGACAAAGCACGACCTATTTTGTATCCCTCATATTCACCAGTTCCACCGTAAGCCCTAAGATGTTTGGTTAAGAATGCAGAAGCCTCATCTCGTGTGAGGATTTTCTTAACACCGTTGGGATCGATCAAAGCGTAATCAAATCCAGCGAAGAGGCACTCCATAGAGACGTACCACTTGCCCCCTGGGATCTCAATGAGAATCTTATCCATACGCTCGCGATTTTCTTCCTCGGCCCAACTATTATAAAGGACCGCTTGAGTGATAATATCAAACTCTTGCGGCCTATTAGCTTCGTCTTCGTCACTTGAAACAGCTTGTCCATCTTTGGTTAAAATGTAGCTGCCAGTTATGTGCCCAATGATATCATTCTCATTGTGCATAAAGTTGAATTGTTTGTCTTCAGGTGTATTTCTAGCTGCCCAAGTGTTTTCGGGAGTAAAAATATCATCGTTCTTATTCCATCCCGTGGAAACAAGAACCGCTTCAAGATAAAAAAGGTCACGCTGATCTTTGTTCTCAGCTATGACCTTAGTAAGCACTTCCGGGTTGGAAATAATAGATTTCGTATTCTCCATAGTATCTGAATGGAGAGATACGGGCGAACAATAGGCTACACTAGCCGTACTCTTGACCAGTTCGCCAATACCGTCAGCAATTTCCCGTTGAAATATCTTCATATGTTTTTACCTCATCACATTATACACAAAAGAGAAAAATTTTTACGAAAAAGGTCAATTTTCACTGAATTAACATGGCTAAGACTTTAGGCAGTAACCAATATACAGCCCAACAATAGAGCTATCATATTCCTGCATAGAGTTATTTTCCAGTGAAATACCAGCATTTTCTACCTGTGTAAGAAGAACCTGTGGTGCTGGAGCGTTAGCAGCTAAGACCTTTTGTATTACTTGGTTGTTCACCTTGGTCATTATGGGGATATTCGAGAGTACACGTAGTTTGATATCCGCAATCTCTTGCACTTGTGCCTTAGTTAACTGTCTCTTATTTTTCTTTCCTACGTAGGCCAAATACCCATTAGCAATATCGTCTAATGAATGGTAGGTGTTGAAAGCCCATGCTGACAACTCTGCAACCCCCGGCTTGCTTTTTGGCGTGTCTACACGTTTCTTACGTTTGTTAGTATCCATCTTATTCTGTGGCCTACCACCCTGAGGTGCCGCTGGTTTAGGTTTATTCTTTTCTTTCTCCACGGCAACTTTCTCAGTAATCTCACCCTGACGGTCAATCTTCTCCATATCTTTTTCGTGAAGATCGTCAGATTCAGGCTGATGGAATGGGCCAGCTTTTGGTGGCATTTTGTCCTTATCTCTAGCTTTGTCTTCACGTTGTAGACGTACCTTTTCAACTCCGGGTACTTCTTTGAATCTCTCAAGAACCGTTTCATTGGAGATAATATCTCGGTCTGCTAGTTGAATAAGAAGGTTTTTCTCCGCCGCTTCGTCAGATAAACTCATCTGGTCATATACAATAGTAGCTGGCTTACGGAAACCCATAGCCTTACGGACGTATTCTACTTCCTTCTCCCAAAACCCTGTTAAATGATCTCTACCATACTGTAGACGTTCTGTCAGAGTTTTTAGAGATATGAAGTTATTAGTGAATCCGCCACCATTGCCAGCTAGACCAGTTAATGTTGGGGGAACACCTAGACCAGCAAATATACTATTCAAAACCGCTTGGTACTTCTCAGACCCTAGGAATTTGTATACTTGAGAGTTACTTTCCGTGAAAGAAAGTTCTGGACCCCAAACTAGCTCCATAGTCCCTCCTCCAGTGTTTGAGGCAAGGATATTTCTGAGCTTGTTAATACCAGCTTTTGTTGGTAAAACCTTATGTTCAAAGTTTCCAAGCGTCCAAACCCTAATATTGGAGATTGCACCATCCAAAGCAGCAAGGTCGGCCAGCTTCATTTT